GATATTATCAAAAGTAGCTACATCTATTTTTGCTTGATAACAATCTTCTCCTTGCGGATGTGGAAAATCTTCACCGCCTAACAATAAATTATATCCATTAGGAGCAATAGAATTATAATATTCAATCCAATATATCTCTTTCTCATTATAGTTCTCAATTCTAGTCTCTAAAATCTCAATAAAAAAATACTTGGCACCATATTTTTTTATTGCTGTGTAAAAAGCAGATTGATAATTATAATTACCATTATTTGCTAATCGCAAATGTTCTTGGAATCTTTTAATTGGATTATTAGACTGTCCAATATAAACTTTATTATTAAGTTTATTCTTAATAATATAAATATCTTTTATCATTCTCTGCTCCTTTCTTTAAATTAATTATAAATGCTTCCCACGAGATTGCCTTATGCCCACGACAGCACTTAGGTTTTCCTCGTTAGCCACTTCCGTGACCCTGCTAGTTAGCAGTAAAGGCATATAAGGGCATTTTAGTTCGCCCATCCCATTCATTCTCAAGCCAATTATTAGCGGTCTTAAAACCATACTTTTTATTTAACTCATGATAGATTTTATTAAATGCTAGTAACTTAGAATGAGGTTTACTCATTTCTGTTGTCAAAGAACAAATATCTTTTGTATTAACATTTGCATTTCCATCAATTCCCGCATCTGCCACACCATTTTGCTTATCCACAAAGTTATCAATAAAATCAGTATAGCTTAACTGCCCATCTGCGAAGCCATTCATCCGGGTCATTTCATCGCCATGCTCATTCATCATTTTATTATATTGAGTTGTGAAGTTTTTACTTAAGTCAATATTTATTTTCATGCACTCACCTACGCCTTCCTTTTGTTAAGCCAATTGTTTGCTGCTGTAAAACCATATACCACACCATCTACTCTTAGACTCGGTACCTCTTGAATCCCGCTAGCTACTATTTTCTCTACATCATTTACCTCTATGAAACTAACATTCGCAAGTTCTAACTTCTTCTTAAGAACCTTGCATTTGGGGCAATCAGTACTAAATAAAGCTACTACCATATGTTTCCTCCTAAAAATATTTGTGTGCTATGTATATGAAAGTTAAGTGCAGTACCTTAATCAAAGAAGTCCAAACAATAATTGTTGATGGTTTCGACAATATCAAGTTCGTCCATCGGCTCTTCATTATTATAAATAGTTAGATAGTTGAATCTAATATTATCAAAATCTTCTTCATCTGTTTTATACCTGCGGAAAATTTCATAGATATCTGGATTTAACTCTCTCCAAAGAGATCTAGTAATCCGCATAGGATCTACACAAGCAATAAAGACTGGCAGGACCATAAGATTGTGTCCTTCTGCGCCTTCTTGTAGTGCCTCAATCCCTTCAGGAGTAAAAATACCAACATTAATTTCATGAGGGTCTAGACTATCTATTGGTGCACCATAGAACCAACCATTAAACTCTAAGGCTTCTAGCATTTTATCTTCGTAAATTAAACTGGCGAATTCATCATCTGAAAGAAACTGATAGTCAATTCCATCAATTTCACAACTGCGGCGAGGCCTAGTGGTGCAAGAGATAATACGATGATAAGGGAAGAGATTGCCCTCACTACTTCCTACTATTAAGTCTTGAATAGTATCTTTTCCTGCCCCGCTCTTTCCAAACAGAGCTAAGACTTTAACTTTGTTAGTCACGATACTCCTTCCGCAGTTGCATTAGAATTTTACCTAAATGATTCTCTCCCGCTCCATTACAAATACCCCAGTAGATATCTCCCCAAGTATTCCCCTCTTCAAGGATTTTATCTTTAGTGCCTAAAAGCATTGCTTGTAGACCTATATATTTATCGAACTTTCTGCGGCAAAGAATCTCCATCACCATTAATTTATCCTCTTCCCAGTCTGGTCTAATTTTGATTCTTTTGCCGCAGAGTTTAGCATCCATACTATTCATATGTGCTATCATTACTAAATCCTCATAATTATCGCACTTTTCTGCTTGATAAGCTACTTCTACGCTATCGCACATAAAGTCTCTATATGGAATAGGTGCGTAGTAGAAATTACTTAGGAAACGATTTGTTCCTTTGAAGCTACTAATCTTCTCCATGAACTTCTCCATATCTAGTATGAATTAAAGTTAACTTCCCATCATTAACTTCTGTAATCTTATACAGCTGATGGTTAGTAGTTTTCTTATAGCTCTTGGCTTGAAATTGATCTCCTCTGCGGATGCCAGTAACCATAACCATTGTTCCACGAGTGAACCATCCTTTTTCCATAACCTTCTTAGTTCCATCGTCTCTCTGCGCGGAAATCTGCTTGTTAAACATCGCATAATGATCTCTTGAGAACTTTACATTTACTACACCATTTGTAGTTAGAATTGCCACAATATGCTTAGTATCATTCTTCGCGATTACAGTTCCGATAATAGTCACTGTCCTGAATATTGGGATTTCCTTCCCATTCCTGCGGAAGAAATAGTCAACTTCAGGTTCCTCGTTCAGATCAGAGAAGTTAACAATACTATACCGAGCCATATCTACATCTTTCAGTTCGTGCTCAGTATAGTAGAATCCTAGACTAGACATCTCCCAAGAAGCAATAGTCCCAGCCGCATACTTGTCCCACATTTCTTTAAACAATACTTTATTGAAAGCAGTTAATACTTCCTCTTGATTTGCTTTGAAGTATTCTCCTGCGGTTAACATTGCCTTTTTATATATTTTTTCCCAAGTACTTTGTCTTATATGGGCCCGACCATTGACAATCTCAATTAGATCCATATCAAAGAACTCTTCATAAAAAGATAGAAAGTTATCAACTAATAAATAATAATCTCCAACCTTACAATAGGTTTTGAGAGCTTTGTTAAATACAAATACTCTCTTTTGGAACTCTAACCCTTCTGGAATCATATCTCGTTCCATTAATCCATTAAAGTTCTGGAGAGTTATTCTCTTTTTCTTATCACAAATAAGCCAGATATACTCTGCCATTGTCTGACTTCTTGTTTTATTTTCTAATGCATCAAATGCTCCAGATTTAATAAGTGAAACCATAACTGTTTTATTAACAGGAGTTTTATTCATAAAGTCAATCATACTTACATAGGGCCGATTATCAATAATCATTCCAATTACATTGGCGCCAACACCAATGAGAGCTTTCATCCCAAAAAGAATTTTATTATTACCCATATCAGGTATAAAAGTATAACTAGACTTATTGATGTCAACCAAGCTGACCTCAATACCTTTTGAAGTAATATCTCCAATTGCTTTGGCAATTTTTCCATAGTCAGTATTGCGCTCTTCATCAATATCTATTGCGCCAGAATTGACCTGTAGGCAAGCAGTATTCCAGTAAATAGGGTCAAAACTGGTAGCCAAAACAAGGGACTGGATACCCACAAAGGAATATGCCAAAGAGTGGTTAAGTGAAAATGCATCAGTGTTCTTGATATTTCTATCAAGGCTGGACTATCTTTTACTTCCTTGCGGAAGCACACCGTTTCCACTAACGTATCAATAGTTAGCGTACTCCCCATCTAACTGGGGATAGTCTCTACAAAGTTTCTTAAAGGATATGCCAAGTCTTTGTCTTTTCTAGTAATTCCTTTATTAATTCTTCTTAGCGTTTCTTCAGATACTCCACTTATGTGAAGTATTTGTTGTCTTGAATAAGAAGTATTTAATAATAGTTCTTTTACTAAATCAGCTTTTTTGTTGGACGGAGTATTTTTTCTAATCGGATACTCATTCGACAGTCCTGGGCGCAAAGTTCCATAATTAATCTTTTTGACGGTTGACTCTCCAATTCCAAGGGCGAGAGCGATTTCTTTGAAAGTTAACTCTTCTTCTTCTAAAAGATCTATAAGTTCTTTCAGAGTTTCATTGGAAAGTCGATAGGCATATATTGGATATTTTTGACTCTCATCAAAAAAGTATAACCCAGCATTAATACCTGAAATAAAAGTTTTGGAATAAGGATAGATTTTTTGGATTTCTGTATAAGAAGTTCCTTTAGAAATTAAGTCCTTAATATTAGCTACATCAGAAGAAGAAAGACTACTAAAATAGTATCTAGACTGTCCTCCAATTAAAAGATTATATCCATTTTGATTAAATAGAGAATCTTTTTTATTAATCCAATATCGCTCTTTTTCATCTATCTCTCTTTGAACATTACTATCAATCTCTTCTAAAATAGAAAACTTGAAATTTTCATATCCATATTTACGAATCGCTTTGTGTAATAAGTGATTATAACACACGCTCGATGCATTAAAAGAATTTGATTTGTGCTCTCTTTGCCGTCTTGTAGGGTTATTCGTTTGTCCCACATATATTTTATTATTAATTGTATTTAAATACATATAAATGTATCGCATAATTACCTCCTTGATAAGAGGCAATCCTTTAAGATTTTTCACGGGATTGCCATATACTTGTGATGGATACCCTTAATTAGTATCCTCTATTAGTACTTAGGTTTCCCCGTTAGCAAATTAATTGTCTTTGTCCAAATAATTTACCCCTGTGATAAGCAGGTTAGGTGTGTAAGGGCAAGTATTTTACCCTAGTTGTGGCGCGATTGCGCTTTCCCAAACATACTGAGCGAAATGAGGAGATCCCATTCGCGCGAACATTTTCTCCTTCAACTCTGGAATTCTACTCATTTGTTTCTTAGCTACAATTTTACGTGCATCATTAACTTCTGCAAGTGTGAAATCTGCAATATCTTTATCCATTAGAATCATCATCAAATCCTCTTGAAGAGGAGGCATTCCATAAGATTTAAGATAATATGGTTCAAGAAGTTTAATCTGATGTTGAGTTAAATGATATCTATTCATTTCATCATACCATAAATTAATATCTTCCTTGAATCTTGCATATTTATCAAGAGGAGATTCAGTTCCTCTTTCAGCCATTAAACGCATTAAAGCATTTGCGTCCGTCATTTCTAATGGAGTTCTTGGCTTAAGTTTCTTTGCTGCCATGAGTCCGACGTCAGTAGAGAACTGAAAACAATCCAGGACAGAACCACTGCCAAGTGCATCCCAGATTCTATCATCACATATGTCAATAATACTTGGATGCAAATAATGATTGTATTGTGTGCGTAAATCTCTAGTCTCAATTACTTCATCCCTTTCTAGCAATTCAATACACTGAATAATCTTGTCGCTAATTTCAGTAACAAGATAATCATATTTTACCATTCCCGCACTCTCACACTGATGCAAGTCCCATTGAGTGATTATCTCGCCTCTCGGTGTGCGCATAAAGCAACTGCTTCCGAAAGGGTCATCGTCGAACATAATAACTCCAGAGGCGTGGGATGAGCGTTTATTGATGAGACCTTCAATATGTAGCATAATATCGACAAGTCCTTCAAACTGGTCAGCTTCACGCGTAAAAGCTGCGATAGGGTGGCGACCCTTATCTGGATTTCCATTGATAACATCTGATAACGACCATAAGAATCCTCGTTCGGCAGGTATAAGACTGGACATATACTGTGCTGTATCCACATCGATTCCATCTGGGAAATCCTCACTTCTATATCCTCGACAAGCTGTGAGAATAGTGCTTCTTGTCCCTTCGGTACCAAAGGTTGCAACAAGAGTAAGTCCAAGTTCTCCACCACGTTCCTCCTTAATTCTTTGTAAAATCTGCGGGCGCTTGCTCGGGGCAAGGTCAATATCAATATCAGGTAATTCCGCTCGTTCTTTATTAAGGAATCTCCAATAAGGAAGTCCCCATTTAATTGGGTCAAGTTGAGTAATACCAAGTAAATAATTACTTAAAAACCCTGTCGCAGAGCCACGTCCAGGACCAACAATACTACCTTCTTCCCACATAGTATCAATATAATGCTTCATCGTATTGAAATACGAATAAAGACTTTCTCCGAGTTGCTCAGAGATATAAGAAATAACATCAGCTTCTATTTCAAGTCGAGCAAGATAATCCTCAACTGTTCCTTTCAAATCTTCTTTGGGGATGGCATCTAGAGCTAGGATACACTCATGGAGCCAATATCTCCCCTGATCATTACCCATTTTCGCTAGGTGGTAAAGAGTAGGATATTTCTTGAATCTTAATACAGAAGTCCCTTTTGGCGCTTTTACTGCGACAATAGGAATAACTGGCTTGTGTTCTAGACTATACCACTCTATTTTGTCATAGATGTCATGACTTGTTGCCACCATTGATTCATACTCCAGGCCAGTGCCTTTAAAATACCCTTCTGCTTCTTCATCTGATTGTAGGTAGGTGGTTTCATAGAAAGCATCAACTTCTCTCTCTCCTCCTTTGGAATTGAGATACGCTTTATGGACATACCTATCCTCCTTCTTCAGATAGTGAGCATCTGTACTTACAACTAATGGGATATCAAAAGCAGAGGAGATTGCTCCTACCCTGTTATTAAATGTCATCTGGTCTTTGCCTGGATTAGGCATTGCTTCAATATAGAAATCATCGCCAAATAACCCCTTAGCCCATACTAAGAAGTTAACAATCTGGCTATGTGATTCTACTCTTGTTTTTTCATCTCCAACCTTTTCCGCGTCTGCAAGTTGAAGAACTGCCTGTCCAAGTTCTCCACCTAAGCATGCGGTTGACCCAATTAATGAATTGGGATATTTTGCCATAATATGTTCTAAATCACTCTTGAGCGTTACGACTCTTTGCATACCTCTATCATAATAAGCATTGAGCCAAGCTGTAGAGGAAAGTTCCCGCAATGCCTTATGCCCTTCCGCGTTTTTAGCTAGAAGGATAAAGTGATAATATCTTTGATGTGAATCTCTTGTATCGCAAAGATAAATTTCATTGCCTAGGATCACTTTAAACTCTGGATTAGTTTCCCGCAGTTTCTTCGCATATAAATTTATCTCTACATGTGAGCTTAAAGACTCGTGCTCTGTAATTGCAATTCCTCGAAGGTCAAGTTTAATTGCTTTATCAATAAGAACCTGTGGGCGATTGATAGAGTCAAAGTAAACGAAGATTTGAATAGTGAGTATGTGCGTGAATCTCTAGTCTATTCAATCTTCGTCCCTCCCTTTAAAATTGATTCAATAAAATAATCGGACTGTGTATTTGTAATTTGTTTAAATTCTTCCCATTCTGATTTTAACATATCTCTTTTACTTAAGTTTTCAAATACAGTTAAAAACTCTAAGTTTTCTTTCTTATTACTGCCACCCTTGCTTTTAGGAATAATATGGTCTAAACTAGGCTTAGCCCAATCATAAAAAGTATCTCCTCGTGGCTGTTTCTGCCAAAAATCATAAACCTTATTGAATTGAGGGTCATAGTAAAAATATAAAATATCTTGGTAATATTCCTCTATATCATATGTAGCAGGAGATTTTCCTGCGGTTAAAGTTAATTGTTTATGAATAAGTAAAAATCTTTCAAAATTATCAAACTGCTCTAAGAATTCTTGAGAAATAGGCATTTTTGTTGAAGCTAAAAAAGCTCTAACTTTTCTTAAACACCCGCAGCTATATTGTGTGTAATTACCTTTTTCTAAAAGATACGTAGAGCGCACATTAACAATATTTCCGCAATCACATTTGCATTGCCATAGCCGGCATTTTTGATTATCAGTACGTTCATCTCTTGGAATCATTCTTATTACAGTAAGTCTTCCAACTTTTTTCCCGAGTAAATCAATTCCTACTGCCATAAGACTCTCCTTTCAATTTTATTGTATAGTTATATTATATCATATTTATTAGAATTTGTCAATTCCTAATTCTTCGCACTCTTTCATTTCATCTATAATCTTCTTTAATCGCCGCATATAATCAACATGAGGGCTTTCATTATATACAAAGAAAAGCCTATTATATATAAATTGTATAAGTTCTAAATCTGTCACTATTTTTTCACCACCACAATTTTCTCGGATTTTCTAGTATAGTTTTTTTC